ACGGCGATCGCAAGATTCCCGTCGTGGCGTCGAAAGGCACGGCCGACTGGGTGGATGAGGAAGGCACCTATCCGCTATCCGATGACACGTTCTCGCAGGTGATTCTTGGCGCGTATAAGGTAGCGACCATGATCAAGGTGTCGGAAGAACTGCTCTCGGACAGCATCTTCAATATCGAAGGGTATGTATCCGAGCAGTTCGGTAAGCGCATTGGCGACAAAGAAGAGGATGCGTTCCTCACCGGTAACGGTGTGAGCAAACCTACGGGAATTCTCAACGACACCGGCGGTGCGGACATCGGCGTTACGGCCGCAGGCGCAACGGCGATTACGGGCGACGAGTTGATCGACCTCGTATACTCGCTCCGTGCGCCGTACCGGAAGAACGCGGTGTTTGTGCTTAATGATGCGACCGTCAAATTGCTTAGGAAGCTCAAGGATGGCGAAGGGCAATACCTGTGGCGTCCGGGCATTACAGAGAATGCGCCGGACATGATTCTTGGCCATCGTGTCGTAACCAGCGAATTCATGCCGACCGTTGCGGCGGGTGTGAAATCTATCGCGTTCGGCGATTTCTCCTACTACTGGATCGCCGACCGTCAGGGCAGAACGTTCAAGCGACTGAACGAGCTTTACGCGACAACCGGTCAGGTTGGCTTCCTTGCTTCGCAGCGGCTCGATGGCAAGCTCATCCTGCCGGAAGCGATCAAGGTCCTGCAGCAGAAGGCGTAAGGAGAAAACGGCATGGAATACAACGCGAAAAACTACATGGAACAGGGCGGCGACAAGCTGGTCATTGGCGGCACGCTTGAGATTCAGGAGGGAGCCTCGGTTATGGGGCTTCCCACCGCCGCGGCGGACAGTCCCGGCGTCGTCGGCATAGCCGCCAACCAGGCGGCGAGTACCGCGGCCGATGTTGCGGCGCTGGTTGCCGATTTCAACACGCTTCTGACGGCGTTAAAAGTCGCGGGTATCATGGCGGCGGACGAGTAACGATATGAGCACGCTGCTGGAGAAGGTCAAGGCGAATCTGATCCTCGAACATACGGAGGACGACGAACTGCTGCAGCAGTATATCGACGCGGCGGTTTCTTACGCTGAAGGGTACCAACACCTGACCGTTGGAACGTACGAAGCGGCGGTCATGCCGCCGACGACCGAACAGGCTGTGATCATGCTCGCCTCCCATTTCTATGAGAGCCGGGACGGCAGCACGGGCGGGTTCTTCGCCGATAGCGTGCAGGCCGGGCAGCAGGTTTGGAACGCGGTGAATACGCTGCTCCGGCTTGATCGGGACTGGAAGGTCGGCGTATGAGCTTTGGCAAGATGAATGCACGCATCTCGATCGCAGAGGAAACGGTAACAAAGGACGCGGACGGATTCGCCACAAAAACCGACAACGTTATGGCCTCTCCCCGCGCCTATCGGGAAGGGCGGCACGGCTCCCAGAAATGGGTCAACCGTGCCGCCTTTTCCGAGGCGACCGATCTGTTCCGGTTTCGGGCGATCCCGGGGCTAACCGTTACGACGGAGCATGCGATCCTGTGCGACGGCGAGAGGTTCGAGATCACTTCGGTTGAGGACGTGAAGGGGCGAAAGATGTATATAGAGGTGCTGGCAAAGAAGATGGAGGCGGCCCATGGCTAAGGTAACGATCAAAATGCCGACCCAGTTCATGGATCAGCTGGCAAAGGCTGCGGAGAAAACGGATACCGCGATTCCGAAAGCGCTCGAAGTCGGCGGCAAGGTCGTGTTTGAAACGATGAAGGCGAACCTGCGCTCGGCAATCGGACGGGATACGAAGTACCCCTCGCGTTCCACCGGCAAGCTGCTGGCGGCACTGGGCGTGTCGCCCGTCAAGCTGAACGACGAGGGTAACTATGACGTGAAGGTCGGTTTTTCGGAAGATCGTGAAGTCAGTAACGCCAAACTCGCGAACATCCTTGAATACGGGAAACACGGCCAGCCACCGAAACCGATTCTGAAGCCGACGTGGAGATCGAGCCGGAAGCCCTGTATCGAGGCGATGCAGGATGCACTGAAGGAGGAGCTGGGCCTGAAATGAGCATGCTGCAGGAATTGAATACGATTGTGGAGAACGCCGGCCTTCCTGTGGAGACCGGCGTTTTCTCCGGGACTGCGCTGGACGAGTATGTCGTGGTGACGCCGGTTTCGGAGAACTTCGAGCTGTTTGCGGACAACATGCCAGGCATGAATATCGAAGAAGCGCGGTTGTCGCTGTATATGAAGGGCAGCTACATCGAAAAGAAAGACATGCTCGTTCGGATGCTGTTGACCGCCGGATTTACGATTACGGATCGCCGGTATATCGAACACGAGGACGATACCGGCTATTACCATTACGCCATAGACGTGGCGAAAGAATATGAACAGGAGGAAATCTGAATGGCTACGATTGGCCTCGATGGGCTTTATTATGCCAAGATCACGGAAGACGCCAACGGCGATGAAACGTACGGAACGCCGACCAAGCTGGCAAAGGCGATTTCCGCCGATTTGGAGGTTGAAATCAACGAAGCGTCGCTGTATGCCGACGACGCGGAAGCGGAGGTCGTGAAGGAGTTCAAGACCGGAAAGCTGACGCTCGGAATCAACGACATCGGTGCGGTGGCGGCCGGCGATCTAGTCGGCGCGGTCCTCGACGATAACGGCGTGGTGATCTCCCAGAGCGAAGGCATGGCATCGCCAGTGGCGATCGGTTTCCGCGCCAAAAAGAGCAACGGAAAATACCGATTCTTCTGGCTTTACCGGGTGTTGTTCGGCATCCCGGCGACGAACCTTGCGACCAAAGGCGACAGCATCACGTTCAACACGCCGAAGATCGAGGGTACGCTCTACCGTAGGAACAAGATCGACGGGCAGGGAAAACATCCGTGGAAGGCCGAGGTCAATGAGGACGATACGGGCGTATTGCCGGCGACGATCACAGGGTGGTATACGGAAGTATACGAGCCCACGTTCGCGGCTGCGGAATAACGGAGGAAATCTATGGATAACGAACGAGCCGCGTCTATAACGATAGCGGGAAAAGAGTATCAGCTGATCCTCACGACCCGGGCCACGAAGGAGATCGCCAAGCGCTATGGCGGATTGGCGAACCTCGGCGATAAGCTCATGAAGTCGGAAAACTTCGAGTTAGCGCTGGACGAACTGATCTGGCTGATCGCCCTGCTGGCGAATCAGAGCATCCTGATCCACAATTTCCAGCATCCGGAGGACAAGCGGGAACCGCTGACGGAGGAAGAAATCGAGCTTCTGACCACGCCGACGGATTTGGCCGAATACAAGGATGCGATCATGGATTCGATGCTGCGGGGTACGAAACGTTATGTGGAAAGCGAGCCGCAGCCGGAAAAAAACGCGTCGGCCGGGTGAGCGATGAGGAAACGTTCGCCCGGTTGCTCTTTTACGGCGTAACCCTGCTGGGGAGATCAGAGCGCGAAGTCTGGCTCATGCCACTTGGCGCTCTGCTCGACCAGTGGGAGATCTACAAGCAGTTCCATGGGCTGGCAAAAGCGAAGGTGGAATATGCGATCGACGAGATCATAACCGCGGGGATATAATCTGTGCTACGGTCAATATGCCGACAACGGCAAAAACAACAACAATAGTTGGATATTGCGATTCAATTCTTGCCGATAATATGGTATGATAGGCGTAGTGCATAGGAGGCAAGCGCCATGAAATACCTGTCTGTAGCGGAAACAGCAAAGCGCTGGGGCGTAGCGGAACGGACCGTGCGTAATTATTGCGCAAACGGTAAAATACCGGACGCCTTTTTGACTGGAAAGACATGGAATATCCCCGAAACCGCGCAGCGGCCGGACCGCATCAACAAGCATCGGGAAGAACCGGTCACTCTGCTAGAATTTCTGAAAGCAGAAAAAGCGGCGAGAGCTTCGGGCGGCATCTACCATAAAGTGCAGATTGAGCTTACGTATAATTCCAACCACATCGAAGGAAGCCGGCTGACCCATGACCAAACGCGATTCATCTTTGAAACGAACACTATCGGCATGGACAGCGGTTCCGTCAATGTCGACGATATTGTAGAAACCTCCAACCATTTCAGATGTATTGATCTGATTATCGATCAGGCAAATGTAGCGCTGAGTGAAAAATTTATAAAGCAGCTACATCTGATTCTAAAAAGCGGCACCAGTGATGCACGCAAGGACTGGTTTGCAGTTGGCGCGTATAAGCGCCTGCCCAATGAGGTCGGCGGCAAGGAAACCGCTGCGCCGGAGGATGTTGCGTCACGGATGCAGAAGTTGCTTGAAGCCTATAACGCAGTAAAAGTCAAAACGTTGGATGACGTTCTGGATTTTCATTACCGGTTTGAGTCGATCCATCCGTTTCAGGATGGAAATGGACGCGTCGGCCGGCTGATCCTCTTCAAAGAATGCCTGAGAAACGATATCGTCCCGTTTATCATAGACGACGAATTGAAACTGTTCTATTATCGCGGCTTGCGGGAGTGGCCAAGTGAGCGCGGGTATTTACGAGATACGTGCGTTGCCGCGCAGGATAAGTTCAAACAGTATCTTGATTACTTCAGGATTGGGTATTAACGAGAATCTTTAAGATTTCATTACATAAGGAGAAAAACATGGATGATTTACTTCCGGCCTTTCAGGACTCGCTGTTTAATGCAACACTTGCAGATTCTGCAATTGATTTAGCAGAGATTGCGATAGATACAATCCTTGTAGATGGCGTTTTTCAAGAAATACCGATTGTAAAGATATTAGTCGGTGTTGGCAAATTTATATGTACGGTTCGAGAAAGGAATTTTCTTAAGCAGACATTTTGCTTTTTTTCACACTTGCATGATGGCAGCATATCATCGAATGAATTTTCAAAGTATAAAAGGGAACTAGAGGAAGACCCTACTAAAGCTGAAAGGGAACTGAGTAGGGTAATGATACTTCTAGATAAGACAATAGATACTGAGAAAGCTGAAGATTTAGCGGCCTTCTTTAGAGCATATATTAAAAACGATATGTCTTGGGATGATTTCTGCGAGTTGAGCGAAGCACTGGATCGTTTATTTGTGATTGATATACAAATGCTAAACAGAATAGCTAACCTAGAGCATAAAATGTTGTTTGAAGAGGGAGGGCATTCTGCTGATAGACTCGTATCGGTTGGCCTTGTTGTAAACCCAGCTACGAGAATTCAAATTGGCTTTGGTAGCACGCCACCGTTTGGGAAATGCCCAGTTTCTCTCACTGAATTTGGAAGAACATTCCTCCAACATACTGGAACAGATAATTTGATATTGGATTAGAAGAATTAGTATCTTCGTGCTCAGAACGACCTTCGGGTCGTTTTTTTGCGCATTTTTTTTGAAAAGGAGGCGAGCGCATGGCGGACGATTTCGGCCTGAAAATTGGCGTGGAAGGCGAACGTGAGTTCAAGGCCGCGTTGAAAAACATCAACCAGCAGTTCAAGGTGCTCGGCTCCGAGATGAAGCTCGTCGAATCCAGGTTCGACAAACAAGATCGCAGCGTTTCCTCGCTCACATCCCGTAACGAAGTGCTGAACCGTCAGATATCGGAACAGAAGGAAAAGATCGAGCTGCTGCGGCGTGCATTGGAGAATGCGGCGGAATCGTTCGGCGAAAACGACCGCAGGACGCAGCAGTGGGCCGTGCAGCTGAACAACGCGGAAGCCGAGCTCAACAATATGGAGCGCGATCTGAAAAACAATGAAAAAGCCATAGACGACGTCGGCGACGAATTCCAGGACGCAGAACAAAAAGCGGACGGTTTCGGCGACGAGGTCGAGGACGCCGCTGACCAGTCCGATCGTGCGAAGGATCGTTTTGAAAAACTCGGCAGCGTACTCAAGGGTGTCGGCGCTGCCATGGGTTCCGTTCTGGTGGCGGCGGGTACCGTGGCATATAAGCTCGGTAAAGCGGTCGTCGAGCAGTTCGGAGAGCTGGAGCAGAATCTTGGCGGGTCCGAGGCTGTGTTCGGCGAGTACGCCGCTTCCATACAGAAGACCGGTGAAGACGCATATAAAAACTTAGGCGTTTCGCAGAGTGAGTATCTCGCTACCGCCAATAAAATGGGCGCACTGTTTCAGGGGGTCGGCGTCGATCAGCAGACGAGTTTGGAATTGACCGAAAAGGCCATGCAGCGCGCGGCGGACATGGCGTCCGTCATGGGTATCGACACTTCCGCTGCATTGGAAGCGGTTA